AGTGCATCCCCTGCAACGCTTTCCCCTCCTAAATAGTTAATTAGAGTTGTCCATTCGGCATTTGTTGGAAGGTGCCAGCCGTTAGGAGCTAGTTTTTTTCTTAAAGTTGGATTGCTGTAAGAAGCGGCATCGTATATGCCTGCTACGGCATACGAGTTGTATAGTTTTTTGAAATTGCTCGAGGTGCCACCGTAAAAGGTATTGTTGTCGTAGTAACACCAGGCTCCTGTGGTTAAGGCTTCCCAAGCAGTTGGATCGGTGACTTGGGGTATTATAGTGCCATCGCTATAGGTAGTTACGTTTAGGTTTACTATTTCCCACTCTTGTGATCCAATAAGTACTGACTCTGAGTCTGCGGTTGTGTATCCCATTGAGCTAAAGCCACTTCCTGTATCTGCTGCTAAGTATCTAAATTCTGCTAGTGTCATATGGTTAGGTTTGGGAGGGTATAGTTACGTTCGTTTTTACTAAATATCATAAACTCAAAGGTGTATGCAATATTTCCGGTATAATTTATTGCTCTAAGTAGTAGTTCAAAGCTTGTTGCTCCGTAGTTTCTAATCATGAAAGAATTCCTACAGTACTTAGATGCTAGTGTTGCGCCAGGAGTGTTTAGAGATCCTAATAGTATTGTATTTTCATGGTATGGGAAGTAATCAGTTGAAAGGGGTGTGGTGATTGATATGGTTATTTTTGTGTCTTCACCAGTGGTAGTAATAACTTGACTTCCATAGTATAGAAACCTATTATCTATATAGCTTACTGTATTTGTTAGTAGTTTATTATGTTTAAGTGGTGTCACCAAATTACTAGTGCCTCCTGTTAGTGCTGTATATATTGATGATGATATAGTGTTGTATATATCCATATCTACTTGGTTTAGTTATTAATAGTTATATCAGAGATTCCTTTGTGAACTGCCATCCAGTGAAAGCCTATTTTCTGAACGGAGCTATTATACTCTCCTATAAATAGTAAAAATTGTGTGGTAGTTTTATTAGATACTCTAAAAACGCAATCGTTATCGTTGTTGTAGCTACTGCCAAGGCTAATCATTGTTCCAAATATTTCGTAATCTGTATTGCTTAGTGTTGCGTTTAGTAATACAGTTCCGTAAAAGGTACCACCTGGATCTCCATAAAGGTGATATCCTGTGTCTAGTATCTGGTATGCAGAATAGTTGAGTGTTGCTAATTCTAGGTCTCTATGGCTAGCTGCTGTTACTTTATTAGGTGTTGTTGAGAGGGCTGTTATTATTTTTGTAGCCATATTACTCCTGGATAGTCTCGTAGTGCTCATTTTGCTAATTTTATGTTAATGATCGGCCATCATTGATTGTTGAGTTGGTGTTTAAGACCATGTAGTTTAGTATGCGATTGGCTGCTGTTCCGCTTACTTGGTAAGTTTGCCAAGTGAAGCCTGTGGTTGTTTTGCTTAGTATTGACGATGTTATCACTACTGTATCTTGATTTACAAGTGTTACCATGTAGTTTGTATCTGCTGTAGTGTTTTGGAATGTTACGAAGCCATTATTATAAATCCCATCTCCGCTATAAATACTAATGCTCCCTATTTCTATAATTCGAGAGTCCATACGATCTACTATTTCAGTTTGAAGTGCTTTGTGTTTTACAGCTGTTATGTCTGTAAACGTACTTGTTAGTGGAAGTAGTGTGTCTATGTGGCTTTTTAGTAATGAAATTGATGCTGTTGAAACGTTTGCCATGGTTTATGTATATGATGATGTTCTATAATCAGTTGTTGAATAGTCGTTAGCGTTATATATTGAATTTCCTATAGTTATATTTGTTATTCCAGATATAAAGGTATAGTTGCTTGATGTAAAGTTATTTATAGCTATTGACATACTAATACCAGTACTTCCTGATGGTAGGCTTGGTGTGTAGTTTGAAGAATAGGTAAAGGTTGTTCCGTTTTGGTATATTGCTGATTCAGATACATCATTACCTACAAAGTTGGTTATTGAAAATGAATTGCTAATAGATGCCGTTAGGTGGCCTCCTGCTGTTCCAGGTATAATGGTCCTACTATTTGGTGTAACTGTAAGTACTGCTTTTTCTACAGAAAAAAGAGCTAATGATGATGATATGCTTGGATAGTATATATCGGCTGGTATGAGTACTGATGCAGTATACTGTCCTGATGCTGTTGGTTGCACTAGGCTTGGACTTGCTGATGAATACCATGTTTTGTTTAGTAGTAAGCCGCTACTTCCGTTTCCATATGCTGTTCCCCAATAGCTGAATACTCTGGTAGATTCTGGTGATATTCTTCCAACTACTGTGCTTGAGGCTGGACCTGTGCTTGCGCTTATGTATGTATATGGTGTGTTATTTATAACACTAACTGTTACTTTTTGTAGTAGAGTTTTAGGAGTGGATGTTAGGCTGCATCCGTTTATTATTTTTGGATCAACTGTTGTTACGTATACTGTTGAGTTTAGTGGAATAGTAGTTGAATCAAATATAGTTGCAGTTGATGCTGTTAATGGTATTGTTCCTAACAATGCTCCTTGTTGGGAATAGTACGATGCTGTATATTGAAGGCCTGTATTAACTGATGATGTTAGCCAAGTGGTAATGTCGTATGCAAAGTCTGCTTGTATTATTGGATTACTTTTTCGTACACCTTCTTCATCTATTACACAGAAATTTGCAATATATGGCTTAGTGCCTTGACATGAACCTGCTGCACTTTTACTTGCTATAATATTATAGGTGGCGTAATTTATACTTATTGGATATGCCGATGCTTGGCTTGTTATATCTGTACTGGCACTGTAATATGTTACGTAAATATCTCCTGGTATATTAAATGCCGATCTTACGTCTACAGTGGTAGGTGCTGTAACGTATACTGTGGGATATGTTGAGCCTATTGCACATATACTTTGTGGAAAATCTGTTACAAGTAGTGCTGGTCTATCTTGAAAGTCGTAAGGTGTTTGTGTTTTGTATGGATTATTTGCGTTTAAATCTTGATCGGTTACTGTAAGTCTTGATCCTGATAGTTCTCCTGTGTATAGTGGTTGATCTGATCCTGAGTTGTTGTATCTGCTATTCAATCCTTGTGGAGTCTGTACTACTTCTGTCCAAGAAGTATTATGGTATCCTGTACTTGTTACAACTGTGTCAAATGCTCCTCCATCAGCTGCTTCTATGAAGGCCGTATCGATAGATGCTGTTAGAGATAGTTCTCCTCCTGAAACAGCTACTGCTCTATTTTTTGATCTATTTAGTACTGTTGGTTTTATTATTATACCAGTATCTACTGTCGATCTAGCAGGAGTAAAGTCTTTAATCATCTTAAAGACAGTGTTGTCGTAAAATTTAATTAATCTAACATAGTCTTGTAAATCATAAGAACCTGTTATAGATGTTCCTATTGATCCTGATGTTAGTGATTCCCCAACTGCTAGAAGTCCTGAGTAGTTATCTAGTGAGTTGTTTCTAGGATCTCCTAGGTACTCATCTATGTTGAAGGTGCCCTGTGATTTAGATATAATATAATTATCTATATTGCTTGTTGGAGAAAATCCTATTTCAATAGTGTGTAAGTCATCTGTATACTTACTATCTCTTTGTACTATAGATGTAAGGCCTGATAGGGTGTTTCCTTGAGTAATACTTCCTGTATTGTCTATTCTAATTTTATCTATAGAACTTGAATAAGGTGTATAGTCTCCAAAAAAAGATCTTTCGTTTACATTCCTTCCTCCATATAATTTTACGTCCAACTGTTCTCTAGGAATTCCAAAGCAGTTAAGAAGTGCTTTTATTCCTCTCTGTGTTCCTTTTGTTTTTAGAAGGAGGGGTAGGTTATGGTAAAGTCTCTTTTGTACCTCTTTTTGGTAGTTATCTAAAGAGCTTGGTTGTATCGGTTGATTTGTATTTGCTACTGATCCTGTTATGTAGGTATCAATTTTTTCGCTACCTGATTGGTAAGCTTGTCCTGTAAAAGTGCTAAACAAATCCTGTGTTGATTTATTGGAAGTGTATAGTTTTATTCCAAAATTTATTAAAGCTTCCCCTACTAAGTCTTTTGATATTCCTCTATCCAGTCTATTATCTCCATCATACTTATCTGTTACTGCTTTAGAGTATAGCCATAAGTTGTCGAAGTGTTGACCTATCATGTATACAAATGTTAGGTAGTTGTCGTTATTGGCATCGTCTCTTAAGTAGGCTGGTATGCTGTTTACTAAGGAGTTATAGTTAGTTTGGTCGTAGTATGTAGCTATTTCTATTTGAGAATTATACCACAATACTGCCTCATTATCTGTTGAGTTTTTATTTGTATATGGCTTAGTTGTGTTGCTTTTTGGCCAAGAGCTGCTTCCTGATTCGTAATATAGGAATCTTTCGTAGTGGTCAAAATTACTTACAACTCCTGTAATTAGCCCTTCATAATATAATCTACTTCCGGAGACTCCTTGAAGACCTGTTGTAGTGTTTGTGTAACTAGCCAAGCTAGCTGAGTAGCTATTTATTAAATCTGCTTTATATTTAAAATTCATTAACCTTTCTTGAGCTGATGAAAAGTGTATAAAGTTGCTAAAGTCAGTATAGTCTATGCTTATGTCAATACCTTTTTCATTAATAGCTGAAAATATTTCATTATTGGCATTGCTAACTGGATAGCTAAATAGTTCATCGTAGTTTAGGTACTCTGTTGGGATTACGCTTTGATCTGCTATTTCTATATTAAAGTTTGCTGATCTTAGGGTAGGTGCTTGTTCAGGTTGTATTATATATTCAGAATCTACTTCGTATGCTATCGAATCGGAAACTATTTCAACTATTGTTAGAGTGCTCTTTAGGTCGTAGATTTCTGGAAGAGGTTCGTATAGTTTTATGGTTACTACCTTCTCTATTCCAGAATCTATTGTATCTATATTTGTTGCTATAACAAGGTCGTTACTCTTAAAGTTTAACCTAAAGCCTGCAAAATATGATTGGCTTTCTAGCTTATCTTTTATAGTAGAGGTATATGTGGTTACCTCATCTTGTGTGATGTTTAGGCTGTTTAATACTACTTCAGTTCTGTCTGGAGATATATCTTGAATGAAGAACTCTCTGGTAGTAATATCGTCTGTATATAGATCGTCTAGAAAGTGGTATAGTAGTTTTATTCCTCCTCCATCATATCCATAATATTTGATATCTGCTATTGGGTCTATGCTTAGCACCGATGCTCCTGTCTGTCCTGCAGATTGTGCATTTCCTAGTTGCTTATGTCTATTATATAGGTAATCACTTTCCAATAGTTCATCGGATAGTGATAGTATGTGTAGTTCTGAATAATTCTTTTCTGGGTCAAATACACTGTTAATCTGGAAGGAGCTTATCAGACTCTTGTCCTCTTGAGAGTACTGCTCAAACCCATCTATGTTTTCCGGAAGATCCTGACTAACTGTATAATTAATATCTGCCATTTATTATATTTTTGTTTCTAGAGTAAGTACTTGTTGGTTTAAAGCAAGATTCTCTTCTCTTAGTTGTGCTATTTCGTCTAATAGTGGTTGAATGTCTTCTGTAACAGCATCAAAGTTTAATAACTCTGAGCTTTTATTTACTAGGTATCTGTGTGAATTTTCATCTCCTTCTAAGTCTATTGAATAGTATAATTTGTCATACAATCTAAATAGTTCTTCGGGAGTATCGGGGTCTTCTTCGGGAACGGGCTGTGTAAATGTCTTAAAAGAAGTGTCTACTACTTTTGAGAAATCTACCTTACCAAATACCGTTTTTTGTAACTGAATATCATTAGCCATTTCTTACTACTTTAAATATATTCTGATTATCCACTACTGTAGTGCTTCCATCTAAAGTTGTCTTAACCAAGATACGATAATATCTTTCAGGTTGCAACCCATCCATGTATACATCAAAGAATGCTCCGTTTGAATCGCAGCTTATTTTTGTAAAGTTAGTATCAAAATCAATTACCATTTCTTCTGTATTCTCATCTCGCAATCCCCAATAGGAGGCTGATGGAAGGGCGTAGTTGGTTAGGTAGGCTGATGATGTTGTAAAAGATCTTACGGGATATTTAGGTCTTGCTGACATTCTAAATCTCTGTGTACCACTATCTGTATACCTTCCTTTGTTATTTGTAAGATTAATTATTGAAGTGCTATTTGAAAGAACTGATAGCGAACCTGTACTATATGCGCTGTCGTCCCATTTGAATTCTAAGAATGGTGGGTATATTGTATTTGTGTCTGCACCATAGTATTTTAGTCTAATAGAGGATGTAGTATTAAACTCTAGATCGTTTGGTAGTTTTACGATAAACCCGTTATTACTAAGAGTGTTTGCGTTAAATAGTTGTATAGCTTTTGTTACGTTTATATTAACGTCGTTAGTAGAGTTTAAGGTGTATGATTGTGTAAACTCTAAGTTGACTCCTGCCGATCCTGTATACCAGTTTCCTCCTCCTTGGCTTGACCCTGATTGAAAAGATGCGGTTACTCCTGCTGTAAAAGATGTTGTGCTCCAGGCTGATGATGCTCCTGCTTTCTTGTACTGCCAAGAAGCTCCTGATGTATTTACTGGTGTGTCTCCAAATTTACCTGTTCCGTTGTCCCATGCTCCAGAAACTGGATATGCGTGTAGTTTGTAGTCTACTGGTAGTTCGTACGCATCTGCTAGGTATAAATTCAAGCTAGCACTGTATGTAGCAGTTTTAACCTTATTCGTTATTACATCTTGGATTTCAGAAGTACTATATTGAATAAGTATTCGGTTAGTTTCTCCTGTAAGGGAGAGGTCCGGATATCCACCTATTTCAATTATTTCATCCTTTCCAGCATTACCTGTTGGGACTTCTGAGGATATAAACGTATCCTTTTCGGGAAATATTCTGTATACTGCCATATTATAGTGTTGTTATTCTTCCTTTAATATCTGTGTCTGGGAATTTTATTTCAAAAATCATAGGATCATAGGATGGGTACACTATGTTATTTTTAGTTGCACTTGGTATGTCGTACGCATACTGTGAGTAGGTTCCTGCTACTTTATTAACTACTTCTATTTTTTGTACTGTTTGAACACCTTTTTCTTGATCCAGTAGGGTGTATATACTTGAAAGGTTAATTGGTTGGTTAATATTCCACTTAGCTATATTAAAGTAGTCCTTTAGTCTATTTGTGCACGCCACTAAAACATCTCTTCCTGCAAAATTTGGTTTAACTATTATGTCGTAGTTTATTGCTATATTGACAATAAAGGCATCTTTAAGGTTTAATGAATCTGTCATCATAATATATTCTGATAGATACGTTCTTAGATTGTTCTTTAGTGTAGATGTTGATTGTGTTAGGTTTTTATTGTTATCATATGCTAAAGTATATAGAGATAGGGCTAGTGGATTGTTATCTATTATGTTATCTTTATTACTACTTTGATTTGTTAATTCGTCTTGAGTTACGTATACCTTTGCAATTGAACCATACTTAGATCCCATTGATAGAGCTCTAACTGAGTAATCTTGGAGTGTTACTACTCTATCTTGTTCATTAAACGATCTTAGTGTATTTTCTCTTATCTCCTCTATACTATCTCCATCTCTTCCTCCAGCAGCTGCTTGAGGATTGTTAAATGTTACAGTACTTAGTTGGTCAGTTGTTGATATATATCCGTCTTCAGGAGAGGTGGTTGGTGTTGAGTTATATTGTACTAGTGTATTTATTGTATTTGCAGGAGTATTTGCCTCTACTCCTCCTCCTACTAAATATTTAATAGTAAGGGTAGTATTACTTGGTGCTAATCCATAAGTTTGTGTGTATAGGTAATTACTTGGATCGTATGCATATTTTTTCCTAGAAAGTCCTTCTGTTGATTTTATTCCTATATTTGTTGGATTGGGTACTAGCACTGAATCAGTCTGTTCTGTTATTCCTGATCCAAATTGAACCTGCAATTGACCTGTTGAGGTGAACCTTGTTACAAATCTTCTAGGAACACTCTGTATTGCTAATCCATAAGGAACATTACTGCTATCTGCTGCTGGGTTTGTATTATCTGTAAAGACTGTTTCTTGACCTAAGAACGGTACTTCATACCAAATATTACCTCCACTATCTACTATAGATTGTATTGCTATTATATTAGTATCTTCTATAGTTATTGTTTTAAACTTTTCTGAATTTCCTATTACTTGTGTTGAAATTTTTAATTCTCCTGATACTGCTCTAGCTGTTTTTGTTAGTCTAAATTGGCTAGGATTTCCTCCTGATAGTGTTTCAACTGTTATAGTTGTAGGGTCGTAGGAGCTTGAAAAATGAAAGTCGATAGGGTTTTCTATTATAAAATTAGTTCCTCCTTTGGCAGTAGATTTTATTATAGTATTTGCGGGAATTGTTAGAGCTTCGTTGTAATTTGGTTGTCCTGATAAAGCTCCTACTAATTGGGTTACTTCAATATCTACTTCTGAAGGAGTTGTTATTTTTGGACGATATCCCATCATGTAGGCTAAGTTGTATAGGTTGGCTGGATTCTTAGCGTGTTGTAGGTATGTCTCTTGTAGTTGGGTGTCTTGGTAGAATGATAAAACATCTCCTACATAAGCTGCCATCTCCATGAACATCATGCCTGGTGATGTAGGTGAGAAGTCGTTATAGGAATCTGGGAAGTAGTTTTTGGCGTACTCTATTAACTGATTTCTAAAGTCCCCAAAATCCTTATTTACATATTTTATATCTCTATCTTGAGCCATTATTGTTCAAAATTAATTACTAGTTCGTCTTGTATATTTGTTTGGGCTACACTATAATTTAGGTAGATTGTGGTAGTATTGGTGTCTGGGCTGTTTCCTACCCTTACTTTATTTACTACTACATTTGGAAACCACTCTGCTATGCCTGATGCTATTCTATGTTTTATCTCTTCTCCCTTTTCTTCTGTCATTTGATCAAAAAGAATTGCTCTAAGTCCTGCACCAAAATCTGGATTAAAAAATCTCTCTCCTTTTTCAGTAAGAAAATAATTAACTATATTTGATTTTAAAGCGTCTTTTGTTGTGTATGTAGAGTTAAATACTGCCTTAGAAGAAAACGGTAGGCTAACTCCTACTGCTTTTCTTGGTTGTAAATCTAAGGGATGTATTTTCTGTACTTGAAATGCCATTATGCTCCGAATCTTTGTTTATCCTTTTCGTTGGATGCATTGTAAATTGCACCTGCTTTTTTTATAAAATCAAATTGTGATATATCTAATCCTGGTTCTGGTCCTTGTCTGAATTGCTCTATTGGGTTCATTCCTAAACCTGGAGCTTGTACCATGTCTGATGTTGCACTCATAATATTCTGGTATTCTCCTTGAGACATTGAGTACTTTGTTTCACTTAATAAATCTGCTATAGGATCTCCTGTAGGAACCGGTCTTGCGATTGGTGGTTTATAGTTTTCGTACTTTGTTACAGTGCTTGCTGGTGTTTGAATTGGTTTAGCATCTTCTGAAAGAATCTTGCCTAATTCTTCTCGAACTGCTTCACTTACTGCCTCTTTGATGAGTTTTTTTAATAATTCTAACTTCATATTAATAAATAGTTATGTTATAATAATTGACTGTCTATCT